GCTTCATGTTTAATTCACCTATCATAACTTATCGGCTTTATCTTTTAATTCTAATTTAATCTCATTAAGAGCTTGCATAATTTCTTTGAACTGAATTGCAGTCTCATCTTCTTTCTTCTCAAGAGTTTTTAGCCTAAGATCATGCTCTCTTAGCTTTATTTTCATATCGGTATAAATGCGAATAGCACCAAGTCCGAATGCTATTGTTTGTATTCCAAGAACTAACCAGAAATTTGCTTCCATTTGCTATTAAAATTACTAAATTTTAGAATAACTGTAAATATGCCGCCTTAACCGTTTCTCCATTATATGCCGTACCAATAGTTATAGTGAAAACTCCTCCTCCTTCGTCCGTTACCGAATAGTTGTAATACCATACCCCATCAATTGCCACACCTATTAATTTATACGATGCCGTACTTCTTGATGTTATCTTTCCACTTGTTACCGTATAGCTATCAACTACACTTATCTCGGTTAGAGGCCCAGTCCCTTGTAAAGTAAAGCTATAAGAGGCGTTTTGCCCCGTTGCGTTAGTAAGAGTCAAATCTTGAACAATGCAAGAAAACTTATATACTTTATAATTACCGCTTGCATCAATAATGTCTAAATAACCAATAAACTCACTATCCGTACCCTCAATAAAGGTATCAAAAAAAGTTATAGGTTGCGTGTAACTTTCCACCATTTTCACTAGACCACTTCCACTAACACTATAACCACTACGGCCATTTATATATTCACGAAAAACGCCATTTGTTTTAGGTGCTAATTCTATAAAGTCCCTATTTATGGTTATGGATGCGGTTGTAGTACAAGCAAATGGGTAAACATTCCCATCGGCATTTGTTACCGCTATTACTAAACCTTGCGCCGTTACTACTTCCGCCATTATTTATTATATATATATTGTTCGGTAAAAGAATCATAAGTTAAAGTGCCTGGGTATTGATAGTCAATAGTAAAAGCTCCACTTGTATATTGAATTTGAATAATGTTATTACTAACCTCAACGGTAAATACATCCCCAGGATCTATTGTTATCGTACCACTAGGCGATAAATTAAATGTAAATGCTTGTGGATTGGTACTAACGGGATAAGTTTGTGTTTTAATTGTTGTCCCATTTTGTTTCACTAAAAATGTAGTAGATACCGGAGGTAATGGAGCCGGATTTGTTGTATTAATATTACCCGCCAAACTTATTACAATTGGCTCATTAATACTCACTACGCCATTGTAAGTTATTTGATATCCTCCAACTATTGAGAAATCCGCCGCCGTTACTACCGTCCAAGGTACATATTGTGGTGTATTATAAGTGCCGGTAGTTACATCGGCATCGAATGTTTTATCCGTTAAATCTAACCCGTCTTTATTTTCATCCCATACCTCAAGTAATGTTGCACTCCATGTAGCACTCGCAAAATCTATTTCTTTAAGATTTACTATTGCATACACTTTATCGGGGTCATCGTCAACAAATATTACCGTATTGTGTAAACCAATACGATCGCCATTGTTTAAAATGCCGTAAAAATTGGCATCTAACTTTGTGCGATTAAATCTTGTATTCTCCCAATAAGCAATGTTATTTTCTTTACGAAAACTCATTTCTTCGGTTGGAAATCTATAACGATACCATGTACTATCTAAAATTGATGTACCTCCACTATTTAATATAGTGCCTTTATAATTCCAAGAAAAGCCATCTTGTAAAAAGATGTCATTCTCTTGCTTATTATATAAAGTGTCCGTTTTAGTGAAAGCCGTTTTAACTCCTACCAATGGTTGCGCACTTATGCCGTTAAATTGCTCAATAATTTCAAAATTAAGAGCCTTTATGTGCATTTCGTTTGTAGAGTCAAATAAAGCATGGTAATCTAAAATAAAGGCTATTTTAATTACTCCGTTATCTGGCACTGGCTCACTCTCCACATTTAAGCTCACATATTCCGTAGGCTCTGGGCTACCCGCTTGATTATACTTTGTACCAATAAACCATTCTTGGTCGGTGTTAATATTAATGGTAAAAGTGCTTGTTGTTAAATACCACTTGCCATCTTGACCAAGGAAATAATTGTTAGCCGCGCCATCAAGCATTACTACCATTTGCCTAAAAAAGCCATCCTCGGTAAAATCGGTCTCAAATTTATAATCAATTCCAATTACCAATTTTTCACCCGTAAATACTTTAACCTCTTGGCTTCTTAAATAATAATCGTAACCCGTTATTACAACTTGCTCACCTGGCACTCTTACATAATTATCTTCCAAATAACCATAAGAGGTATTTGACCATTCTTCGTTTCTTGTTACACTACCCGTTGGAGGTGTTGTCCCACCAAATCCCCAATAATCTGGGTTAGGAGTAGCCGTATATTTGTAGTCGAAACTATCTAAATTATATTGCTTGAGTATAGCCGTTGTAGTAAGTAAGCTACCTCTTGAGAATGTACCATTGGTAATTAACTCGCCAATTTGCTCGTAATTAAATGTTACACTATTTTCTTTTGTTCTTCTATTTATATTTCTAATAGCACTAGGAGAGATTAACTTTATATCCTCGTTATTGCCTACATTAATATCATATCTTGTGTTAATAGCCGTTCTTACACTACTATTCTCAACAAATCCTCTTAAATTCTCCGTTTTAGGAACGTAAAGTTCCTCCATTCTCATTAGCCACCAATTATCATTGTACATAAATAAATTTTGGTTGAAACCTCTATTTATTTTGTCAAGAACTTCTAAAGATGATTCGTACTCGGTGCTTTGTACTTGGAAAGTCTTAGGATCAATAGTGCATTGATCAAGTGATGTATAAGTTGCACTATCGGTCATATCGGGATGAAACAAGTTATTAAAACAATAAAACTTTGTCCAATCTTTGACCGCATTTGCCGTACAATACTCAATATATTGCAAAGGCGATGTTTTAGCGGTTATTTCCGCACCAGCATTTGATAATGGGAAATCTCTATTATATCCAAGGCCATCTATGGCTCTTATTATTAAAATGTGATTAGTGTCCTCCCAAATCTCTTGGAAGTCATCTTGCAAAAGCCATCCTCTCCAATAAGGTGTAACAAGGCTATCATAATAAAAGATAACCTCAATATCATTATCCTTATCCATCAAAAAGTCATCAATACTCACTCCACTTGCACTACCTATTATTTCAATCTCGGCCATTTGTGGTCGAATAGGCTTAAATAAGTCATCATTTGTATTAAACTCTTTCAATACAAATGGCTTGATGCCTCCACGAAGTTCCGTAGTTGCACCCGTAAACCCCTCAAAATAAAACTCTACGCGGGCTTCTTGGCCTTGTAGAGTCTTAAAATTTATTCTATATTTTTCTGCTTTAGCCAACTCTATTAATTGTTGCGTTTGATCTATTTAATACTCCCACTAAATCACTACCTCTTTGTACAAATACTACTTGCCCACTTAATCCTAATCCTCCATTAATGCCGCCAAAATTGGCATCACTTCTTAATCCTCTTGGTGTGTAACCTAAAGAAGGTTTTGCACCAATGCCTTTTGCTCCGCCAGTTGCTTTATCGGCAAGCCTAACCGTTGCGCTATAACCTCCTTTTGTAATTGCATCCGCAGCCGCTATGGCTAATGTTGTTGTAATAATTGAGCTTAAAATATTTGCAAGTGTTCTTAATACAACTTTTCCAAACTCTTTCCAACTAAATTTTCCATCTTCTAAAAGTGTATTAAATATATAATCTAATGGTGCGCTTATAGCTTGTTCAATTGTATTTTTAACACTTTCAAATTGTTTTTTAAGTTGATCTGTATATTCTTTATTTTTCTTAATTATTTCTGGATCAATTACATCCTCAATACTAGGTACTTTAATATTTTTTAAGTTTTCAAATGCGTCTGCTTGAAAACCAAATAATTGTTGATTTAATGCCTTCTCTTCTTTTTTCTTTGCTAAATATCTATCATAAGCCTTATTTGCTCTATCTCTTAGTGCAAAAATGCTTATTTCTTCTTCGGCTTTCTTTCTTAAAGCATCTAATTCATCAAATTGGCTTGAAACACTACTTATTTCTTGTTTAAGAGATTTTAATTTCTCTTTATTTAGCTCTTCGGTAGCTTTTTTATTAGCTATTAATTTATCTGTTTGTTCTTGTATTGTACCATTATTAGCCGATATTTTTTTATCAAGCCCATCTAAGGTAATGCTTAAAAAATCATAAGCATCAGCACTTTGATTAGCTTGATCAATTGCTTCTATTTGAGCTGCTAAAAATGGAGGAAATCCTTTTAATATACCTTTTAATGCATCTCCTATTTTACCAAAAAAATCTTGTTTAGATAATGATGCAATTTTAGTTAATGCGTTTTCAGTTTCTTTTTCAATAGCTTTTATAACCGCTTGTCTAGTGCCATCAAGAATTATGTTTTCTTTCTTGATTGCAGCTAGTTTTTGTAACTCAAGTACATTATCTCCATTTATGGTTTTTTCTTTATCTAATGCAGAAATTACATCTGGCATTATATTATTTAAACCATTATAAGCTCCTAATCTATCCGCATAAGTAGCTTTACCATTTGATAGTATTGAAATTAAATTATCAATACTTTTTGCTTCTGCTATTCCAGCCGCAGTAGATTTTATTTGAGCTTTTTCGTAATCTTCAGTAGCTATTTTAGTTCTTGATACTAAACCAAATATTTGTCCAAGTGCATTACCTAGTGAACCATATTGTTGCACTAAACCAGTAATTGCTGAAATTAGAACACCAAATGCAAATGCAAGACCAGCTGGGCCTGCTATTGAATTTAAAATAGCAGAAAGAGCTTTACCGGCACTTCCAGTTGATTGTTTTAATGCTATAAATTGATCAGCTAATAATGGTAAGTTGTTTTGAATAGCTATAAATCCAAATGGCAAATCTCTAGCTACTTGACCTAAAGCAAATAAAGCATTTTGTCCTTGTTGCGCTGATTTTGCAACTCCTTTAAACCCAACTTTACCTAAAGCAGATAAACTACCTTCTAATTCTTGTACATATCTATTAGCTTCCGCAAGTGCTTGACCGGTAAGATTTTTTAATGAGCTTTTTACACTTTTTAATTCTGCCTCTACTTCAGTAATAGATTTAGAAAATTGGCTTATATCCGCACCTAACGTAAATATGAAATCTTGGTTACTTGCCATTCCTATATCTATTTATTAATTCTCTATATTCCTCTTCGTCTATTTTAGTTGTATCCTCATCCCCTGGTAATTGCCACAATTGCTCTGGTGTTTTTGGCGCACTCTTTGGATCGGCCATCAACCTAACCATTGTGAACATAAGTAGTCTAGTTTGCTTGTAACTATCTATCTTTTTATCTTCATGCCCTTTCATCATTAACGAATAATGCTTAGGGCTTAAAGAGTAAAATTGATTAGGCATGAGTCCCAACTCTCCAAACGCAAACGCCTCTATTTCTTCCCACGAGAGGTCTTTTTTTTTGGCTCTTCGGCTTTTTGTTCGCTACGAATAAAATCGCTCTCCGACCAAACTTTTATAGCTTTTGCAATCTCATTGTCCTCTTGATTTTTAAGCAAAGTTTGCTCAACCCATTCGACAATGTCAGCAAAGCTATATTTAGGATCAACTTCCTTAACTAGACAATTATTGAAATATCCACTATATATAATGTGAGAAATAGTTATCTCACTAAGAATGGATATATCAAATGTTTTGTCTTTTGAGAATTTGTCTTGAAGGTATCTAAAAGACGCCATCCCAAATTTTAGTCCAATAGTTTCGTTGTTAATAGTAATAGTAGTGTAGTTCATAATTAGTTTTAAGCTGGATCAATGTCTATAAGTCCGTTTGAAGTAAGTGTGCCAGAAAAGTTAATGAACTCTGTTGTTGATTGATTAAGAGTCAAAGAAGTAATGTAAGCATCAAACTTTTGATAATAAGATGCGCCAGCACTTGAACCAGTAACAACTGGGTTTTGTACCCTTGCAACAATTTGAGTACCATTCTTGAAAGCAGTCAAAAGAGCTGAATAACTAACTTGATCTGATTCTGGAGCAGTTTCGCAAATTGCATCAAAATCAATTGTCATATTGGGCTTACCAATAGATGTGAAAGTACCACAATTTGTTTGCTCTACGGTTGAGTCAACTGATCCGTTCACGCTTGATGTACGCAAACAAATGAGCGAATCCCATGTAGAACCATTGTCAAAGCTAATATCTACGCTTTGGGTAGAACCTTGAATTTTTGCCATTTTTGTTTATTTTTGATTTACTAGATTTCTAATTGTTATAACTTTTCTTGCTATATAATTATCCCCTTCCCACAAAGGTAAATAATTTGAACTTGTTCGAGCCATTGGGAATACATAAAAGTCGGTATCGCTAAACCCATTAATCTTTGTATCTGGAATTAATATATTTAGGATTTGACCCGCAATGTCATCTACTTGGCTAACATTATTATTTTTGTTTTGCTCGCTATAAATCTCAATTGTAACCTCAACCTCATTGTCAAAGCTATCATTGGTATTATTAGCTACCTCTACTATATTATTTATAATTACATATCTATCCGGAGTAGTTACAAATGGAGGCTGCCCATAAACCGGTACATTCTTACCATTGTAAGTAATGTTGCCGTTTAAAGCATTTACATAAATCGTCCTTACGTTATTTGCACTATCCTTCATTACGCTTGTCTTTTCTTTCTTAAAAAGTCTCTAACTCTCTTTTGATATATAGGCCAATAAGCCAAAATGCTTGGGCGCATATATGGTCTAGGAGGTAAATTAATCTTTTTAATGCCTTTTCCTTTATATTTAGCCGCTAAATCAACCCAACCTTGCCTTTCTGGATTCACAAACAAATTACCCGTACCAAACTCAATATAAGCCGCATAGTCCGTTTGAGCCACAAATTGATAACTAAGGAATTGATCCTTTTTAAATGATATGCTATTTAGTAGCCTACCCGTATCAACCGCACCTCTACTTGATAATATATTCTTCGCACTCCTAACCATATCCTCACCACTAGCAGCTAATTCACGATCAACCGTTGCGCTAGTTTCGTCAACCGTTTGCTTTAGCTTAGTAAGCATTTTGTTGAACTTATACTCATTAACTTCTAAACGGAATCCACTCGGCATTAGATTATATATATCTTTTTATATTGATGATAGTTAAGGCCATCCCAATTAGGATATTGGCTAAGTAGTGAGCTTTTATCCGCGTTCATCTTTTTACCTCTATTCTCAAATTGCCATGAGGTAAGTGCTAGTATATCATTTGCTAAATCCTCTGGTATTGAGCTATATCCGCTTTGGTATTGTACGTTAAAAATACCTTGTGAATATAACCATAATTTCCCACCAATTACTTCATAATCCTCATTTTTTACCAAAGTAGTGTAAGTATTTATACCAGTTTTAATGGCTACACTATCAACGCATAATAAAGGGCTATAAGGTAAATCAACCATCCAAACGCCTGGGGCAATGCCCGTAGTTTGTAGATTAACTTTCAATAACTTATTTACTAAAGCCACACCGCTTATTTTCTCCAAATGTACCCTAGATGCACTAA